ATAATTCTTAAACTCGAATCATCTGCCCAATAATCAGACATCTTTATTTTGTTTTTAAATTGCTCTAAGGATTCAACATCCTTCATAAAAGAAAATTGTGCCAAATGTTCTTGTGTTTGAGTAAATTCAATCTTTTTTTCTTTAAATAATTTCACCATTTTTTGCATTTCGTTATTTAATGCTATTATTTCTTTATAACGAGGATCCTGTTTAATACTTTTTTGACCTATTGATTTCTTAACTTCATCAAATTGTTTTTGTTTATTTGCTTTCATTTTCTTCATTTCACCCACTTTTTTCTTTATTTCCAATTGTTTCTGTTGTGTTTTCTCTAAAAAATTTTGAAACATTTTTTTTCTATCCATATACTCTTTAAACGTTGATTCGGGTACATTTGTAGCTAATTTCTGTCTTAATTCTTTATCATTTGTTTTTTTTCCAATACTTTTGTATGCCTGTGATAATGCTATAAAAAAACAATCTCCACTACCTTTATTTGGCCAAATTTTATAATTATAATCATGAAATTTCTTCTGTAACCAATTCTTTCTTGGAGCATTAACACCCATTGCTTCATATTCTTTAACAATTTTTCTATAATCCTTTTCATTATTTTCATCTTTTATTTCAACGTCGTCGTCGTCTTCTAATTCCAAAGAAACTAATAAAGGTTTTGCCATAACTGCTACTGATTCCCCTGTTTTATCTATTTTACTCTCTTCGGCATCTTTATCTTCCTGTTGTTGTATTTCACTTTCCTCCATATCTTTTAATAATGGTTTATTATTCAACATTTTTTTCAATTTTTTATTTGTTATATCATTGAAAATTAATGGCCCCTCTATCAGGCGAATATTATAATCATTAAAATTATCTTTTAAGTTTTCTTCCTTTGTAGCAAAAAATTCATATACACCAATATTTTCAAATGTTATTTTATTATTTATACCATCGCCCAAAACTAAATATACGGGACAGTATAATATATTGTATTTCAAATGTTCCTTTCTTGATTCACCTAAAGCTATAATAATAGGAATTTTTTCATCAGTTAACAATATTTTATACACACTTACTTTTTTACCTTTGTCGTTTTTATATATTTTAACTTTCGGTTTTTTGTATAATATTTGACTACTCAAATTAGAATTTACTGAACTCATATGTATTAATCTAATATTAGATATTTTTTTAAGTTTTTATCGTTCTTAATTTTTTCAATACAATACCACATTTCAGTCCTCCTTTCTACAATTTCACTATTCGTTTGATCCTGTTCAAATATTATTATATCCTGTATCAAATCCGCTTTTCTCTTTTTCCTCTTACTAATTTCATAGTAATCACATATTCTTTCAAGTTCTTTTTTTGTTAATATATTATATTCTTCTTCCATTAAAAAAAACATGGCAGAAAAATTATCACCTTCGTTATTATTTTTCATTTCATCTTCCTCCTTTTCTTCCACACATTTTAAAATTTCATTTAAACCAGATTTTTCATCATCTTTTTTAATTTCAATTATTGAATATTTAATATTTTCCATTATTAAATATTCATAATGTTTTGTTTTTATATTCATTCATCAAGTTCATCAATAATATCTAAACATTTAAATTGGATCTTTTTTGATATCCCCGGGTCACTTTGTTTTTCAGAATAAAATTCAATTGTTCTAATAATACCATCCCATTCTTTTGTTCCACTTAAACTTTCTTTTCCAGAAGTTATCAATATAAATATATTTTCAATAATTTCTTCATTTATATTCGCATAATCTTTATCGGATGAATTCATATTTATCTTATCTAACAAATTAGAAATAACATTATAAATATAATCTTTCGTTACAATTTCATTCATCATTAGATTAATGAAAAAACTTGACATACCTCTTCTGTTTGCATTTTTTTTATTACATTGACAAAATTCATTGTAATTATTGTTATCTAATGTAACACATTCTATTTCATCAAATATTTTTATAAATTTACTTAAATTATCATGACATATTTTCTTCATTATATCAAATTGCTCAATCAAATCTTTAAATAACTTTGCATACATTGCCGACCAAAATACATTTAAGCATCCTATTTCAAAAATAGAATCTCCTATTCGCATCAACGATTTATATGTTTCATTTGGATCCTTTTCCTTATCTATTATATTATTTATAAAATTAAATATCTCGTTTGTTATTGTGTCATAATTACTTTTTGTCAATTTATTTAAATTTATTCTCAACAAATCTATTTGTGCTTCAATACCTTCCTGATTCTTTTTTAATGAAGTTGTTTTAAAATTTCTTATTTGTTCCCAATCCTCTTTCTTCAAATTATACTTCATTTTATTCTTCTTTTTGAATATTGGTGTTTTGCTATAATTTGGAGCTCCAACTTTTTTTGCTAAGTCATTCACTATTTTTATAGTAGTTGCACTTAATTCATCAATATCACAGTTTTGTTGTATCATATTATAATCTTCTAACGTATATTTTACCATAATGATATAATTTATGCTTTACTTTTATATCACTTTCTTTTATTAAATAAAAGATATTAAAAAATAGTTAAAGAGATTTATAGTATAATTATAATGACTTCTAAAAAGAAAGCGAATAATTACGAATTATATGAAATAAACGATTGGGAAGATGAAAAATTAGATCTCAACAACAATGTACTTAGAGGAATATATTCTTTTGGTTTTGAAAAACCAAGTTCTATACAAAAAAAAGCTTTGTATCCTATGACAAGAAATTTTCACGATGGTAGAAGAAGGGATATTACAGCACAAGCGCAATCTGGAACAGGAAAAACTGGCGCCTTTGTTATTGGCGCATTAAATATTTTAAAAACTGATATTCAATCGCCTCAAGTTCTGATATTAGCACCCACACACGAATTAGCACATCAAATATTAAATGTTGTGGAAAATCTTTCAAGATATATTAAAGACGTTAATCCTATTTTATTGGTTGGTGGAACTTCTGTAGACAAAAACAAAAAACAATTAAACAGTTTGAAGCCTAAAATCATTGTTGGGACACCGGGTAGAATAAATGATCTTGTACGTAGAAAGTTTTTAAAACCGGAATCATTATCATTGTTAATTCTTGACGAAGCTGATGAAATGTTATCTTCTGGTTTTAAAGAACAAATGTACAAAATTTTTAAAGCAATGCCTAATAATGTTCAAATTGCTCTTTTTAGTGCTACAATGCCAAATGATTTACACGAACTAACTTCTACATTTATGAAAAATCCTACAAAAATATTAGTTAAAAACGATGAATTGACACTACAGGGTATTGCACAATACTATATTAATCTTGAAGACGATACACATAAATACGAAACTATTAAAGATATATTTAGTGGATTATCCATTTCACAAGCCATAATATATTGTAATAGCGTAAATAGAGTAAATGATTTAGAAGAAGCAATGATAACAGACGATTTCCCTGTTAAAAAAATACATGGGAAAATGAATGACATTGAAAGAAAAAATGTTTATAAAGAATTTAAATCAGGTGGTTGTCGTGTCTTAATCACATCTGATTTATTTGCAAGAGGAATTGATGTTCAACAGGTAAGCATCGTTATTAATTTTGATATTCCACGTGATGAAAACACATATTTACATAGAATTGGTAGATCTGGTAGATGGGGTAGAAAAGGTGTGGCTATCAATTTCCAAACCAAATATGATTCAAACAGATTATCACGATTTGAAAAATATTACGAAACAGTAATACAAGAAATGCCGATTGATTTCACAAAACATTTAGATATATGATTATATTTCACATAAATTATATTTTACAAATTTATATGAAAGGATATCAATTAGTCATTTTATGGTTTACAATATTTTTTACAATATTTATCCCAATCGCAAAATTATTTGGTCTAAATAACTCTTTAACTATTATAGCATTATGGGCATTCTGGTCATTTGCTATTTCAATATTTGAATTCATTCTTCCTTTCAATATGAAATATATATGTGATAAAGGAAGATACTATTATAATAATGATAAATGTATGTGGTCACAAAGTAATTATAATATTTCAGACATTTTTAATAAAAATTTGTATATGGATGCATATGCTGATTATTCTTTAGCCGACTCTAAATATAGACACGGATACAATGATAAAAACCCTCATGAAACAGGTAGTCATTCATTTAGGTGTGTTATGCTTGGTGAAATAATACATGGTGTATTTAGTTTTATTTTTAGTACGCTTGTTATATATTATATTTTTATAGGCAACAATGATAAACATAAATATTTGAATATACTTCTTTTAGGTGCTGCTCAATTTTCATTAATATGTTGGTATCAAAGCACTGTGTTTTGGGATATGTTTGATACAAAATCGGAAAACTATTATTTAAATGATAAATGGTGGTGGCCTCCTCTATTATGGAATCTACCATGGTTTATATTTCCTCCATATTTGGTTTATTATAGCTATAATCAATTATTAATATAAGTTTATAATATTTTAATATTTTCTATTTATTTCTTTAAACAATGGAAGAAAATATTAAAAATACATTTCATTTGCCAATTTTTTATCAAGAAACCACCCAAATCAATGATAACATAAAAAATGATTTGGAACTATTAAAAACTAAAGATGATGATACAAAATCAGCATATAACCATCTATTTAATCCTACAACAACAGTAGGCAATGTTATACTTGAATCTTGGGGAGATAAATTTACAAATAATAAACAATTTTTATCGGACTCGCAAAAAATTATGAAAGGGTATGATATTGAACAAGACACTGATATTGTAAATAATACCGCAAAAGATTGGTATGAAATTAAAAATATTGAAGAAATTGAAGAAAAATATCAATATATTGAATGGGAACGATTGAAGTGGTTAAATTATAACCCATTTTTATTACAAATTTTAAGTATTTTAAATATTACCAGTCCAATTTTACAACTTATGACACCTATATTCATGTTAATTCTACCCTTTTTCTTTTTAAAATTAATGGGTAAAAACATAACCATGGATAATTATATTCATATTTTAAAACAGGTTATATCAAGACATCAAATTGGTCAGGTTTTAACCAGTTTTTCTGACGCTTCTATTAAAACAAAATTATATGGACTTATAATGTTGGGATTTTACTTATACAGTATCTACCAAAATGTTATATCTTGTTATCATTTCTATATTAACGCATATTATATAGTTGATATAATTCAATCATTGAAACAATACTTAAAATATACCAGAAATAATATGGAAAAATATTATCATATGACAAAAGATTATCCTTCTTACCAAAGTTTCGCCAAAGATTTGGACGAATATAAAATAAAAATTAACGATTTTATTGAAGAATTAGAATTGTTACCAGAAAAAACAAGATCATTTAAAACTGTTAAAATTTTTGGATTAATTATGAAATATTTCTATAGACTTCATTATGACGATGATATAAACGATATTGTATGTTATTCACTTGGATTTAATGGATACATAGATACATTATGTGGTTTAAAAAATAACATATCAAACAATTATATTAATTCAATTAAGTTCTCAAAAAAAAATAAGTGTTCTTTTAAAGATATATATCACCCATCACTGAAAGATAATTCACCTATTAAAAATGATGTAAATTTAAATAAAAGTATAATTTTAACCGGACCTAACGCAGCGGGTAAGACAACTCTATTAAAATCAGCAATCATCAATATAATATTTACACAACAAACAGGATTTGGTTTTTATAAGAAAGGTGTTTTAAATCCTTATAAATTTATACATTCATATATAAACATTCCTGACAGTTGTTCAAGGGATAGTTTATTTCAATCTGAAGCAAGAAGGTGTAAACACATACTTGATATAATTGATAAAAATAAGAATGAGAGGCATTTTTGTGTATTTGATGAATTATATTCTGGAACAAATCCTTATGAAGCTGTTAGTAATGCTTATGGATATTTGGAATATTTAATAAAAAATAAAAATGTTAAAATCATATTAACGACACATTATATAAAATTATGCAAATTATTTAGAAAAAATAAGAATATTAAAAATTATAACATGGAAACATTTATTAATAATCATATTAGTAAAAACACATATAAACTTGTTAGCGGATATTCAAAAACAAAGGGCGGTATCGCCGTATTAAAATCTCTCAACTATCCTGAAAATATAATAATAGAAGCTGAAAGAGTTTTAAAAAATATATAAATTAAGTACTCGTTCATTTAAAGATTATTTTTTATTTAATAATAATAATATGTTTTCCAGCGCACGCGGAATGGCTATTTGTATTGGTGTAACAGGTGTTGCATCTATTTTGTTATGGTTTTATTTTAAAAATCGAATTGAAAATGTAGAATCTAAATTAGATAGTATGTTTGTAATGATTCAAAATTTTTCTGAAGAATCTTCTCCAAGAGAAGAAACACAAGTTTATAATGAAAGAGTAGAAGACCCATTTGAAAATAGAGAACTCCAATATGTTAATGAAATGGTATCAAAGCAATTACCACAAGAAGAAAGCAATGAAAATGTTAAATTAATAACAGTATCTGATAACGAAGAAGAAGAAAAAGTTAATGAAAATGAAGAAGAAAGCGAAGAAAGTGAAGAAGAAAGCGAAGAAAGTGAGGAAGAAGAAGAGGAAGAAGAGGAAGAAAAGGAAGAAAAGGAAGTAAAAAAAACAGATGAAAGTATTAAAAGTATAAATTTAGATTTATCTGATGATGGTGATAGTTTAGATGATATGGATAGCGATGATGATGTTAAAAAAGTTGAAATCGAAAATGAAGTTAAGGAATATTCAAGTATGAAAGTATCAGAATTAAAATCATTATGTTCTGAGAAAGGTTTATCAGGCTATACAAAATTGAATAAAGCTGGTTTAGTAAATTTATTGGAAAATAATTAATTAATTAATTTATATAATTAATTATCTGTCATTTAATATATATATGAGTTGGGCAACTTGCTATTCAGGATCTAATAATATTCATCATAATTCACCTCCATTAATGAGTGATACCAGACAATTTACAAATTATGATGCGGCATGTCACAATAATAATAATATTAAAAAAACGTATAGAATTAATTCTAATTATGCTTATCGTCAATTTTTAATTAACAGCGGAAAACAAGTAATGAAAGCTAACAGTAATCTCGCAAAAATGTGTAGCACAAAAAGTTGCACAGGTAGTGATAATAGACAACACGATAAATATTTATTTAAAGGTTGTAATGATAATTCTGTTCCTTTTGGTTATCAAAGCAGTGATTTAAAAAATATGTATTTGACACGAGAAGCATTAGAATCAAACTTGTCGGGACCAATTATGACACAAGAACAATTGTTAATAAAAAGATCAGGTCAAATGTAATTAATACTTAAAATTAATTCATTAAGTATTAATATAATGAAAAAAATAATAAGCATAGATGTTGGTATGAAAAATTTAGCATTTTGTTTAATTGACTATAAGGATATTAATAATTATTCTATTATTAAATGGGATGTTATAGATTTATGTGAAAATAAAAATGAAATATGTATGGGAAAGAAAAAAGATGGTAAAAAATGTGATAAAAAGGCGAGGTATACAAAGAAAAATAAGTTTTATTGTAAAAATCATGCAAAAGAATACAAAATACCTCCTCCTCAGTTTTCTAATAAAAGAATCAAACGCTTAAAGAAAAAACAATTGGTAAAAATAGGTAATGAATGCTGTATTCTATGTAACGAAAAACAAAAAAAAGAAGATATATTAAGAAATATCATATTCGACTTATCTTGTAATTATTATGATATTATAAGTAATGTTTTAACAACTGAAATGAATATGGTTTCTTATGGTATAAATTTAAAAAAAATATTTCATAAAATATTTCAAGATATTAATATTGATTTAGTTATAATCGAAAATCAAATAGGTCCTTTAGCATTAAGAATGAAAACTTTACAAGGAATGATAATGCAACATTTTATTGAAAATAATGTTACTAATATTGTACCCGTGAATTCTATTAATAAATTAAAAGATTTTTTAGGAGATAAAAAAACAACTTATGATGAAAGAAAAAAACAAAGTATCGAGATAACAAGAAAATTAATAACTAATACTAATTGGAAGGAACATTTTGAAAAACATAAAAAAAAAGACGATTTAGCGGATTGTTTTCTCCAAGCAAAATGGTATATAAAACATAAACTTAATTAATATATATTGCGGACTACTTAAAATTAAAAATTCTTATATATTTAATAATGGCAGAAACAATTCAAATTTCATTAAATGAAATTCCAAGCTCTCCAGATTTAAAAGCAAGTGGTAAATCAGTTAATTTTGGTCCGGGTGCTGATTTACTTATGAATCCAAATAAGCAAAAAAAAGAAAGTGTATCATCCAATATTGTTTTAGATGATTTAGCTGAATTAAACATATCTTTAGACGAATCAACCAAAGAAAAAAAAACAGTAACTACAACAAAAAGCAATTTTTTATTTAGTGGTACCGATTTTAAACAAACCGGATCGCCTACTAATAATAATAACAATGGGAGTAATAATATAAAATTAAATGTAGAGCCTATAAATGAAACAAAAGGTATTTTGAAAGGTACATCAGGTATCGGGGAAACTACTCAAGATGAGGATGGATTTAAAAAATTCAATGATATTCCAATCGACCCAACTTTAAATGTTCCTGACAAAAAACCAATGACTCAAGAAGAAACATTAAAAGAAAAGTTTTTTTATCTACGAAAATTAGAAGAAATCGAGAAGAAAGGTATTACATTGAGCAAAAAATATTCAATGCAATCAAGTTTAGAGGAGATGAAAGGTGAATTTGAAATGATTAAATCTGAAAAAGAAAAGAAGGCAAGTGTTAAATTTCAACAAAAATGTTTAATGGCTTGTATTACAGGTTTAGAATTTCTTAATAATAAATTCGATCCATTTGATTTGAAATTAGATGGTTGGGCAGAATCTGTCAATGAAAATGTAGATGAATATGATGATGTTTTTGGCGAACTACACGAAAAATATGCAAGTAAAGCTAAAATAGCTCCAGAATTAAAATTGTTATTTATGCTTGGTGGTTCAGCTGTTATGGTGCATATGACAAATACCATGTTTAAATCAGCTATGCCCGGAATGGATGACATATTAAAGCAAAATCCCGAATTAATGCAACAATTTACACAAGCCGCCGCCAGTAGCATGGCTGATACAAATCCTGGATTTAGTAATTTTATGGGTTCTGTTATGCAGGATCCTCCAAGAGGTTCTCCTCCGGGACCAAACGAACAACAAAGAAGAAGTCCTCCAAGAATGAAGAGCAGTTTCAGCGATAGACCTTCAAGAAGTAAAAGGGCAGAATTTAATGATGCTGAAAATATGGAATCTAATTTTGGACCAATACCAGGAAAATCACCACCAAGACCAGAAATGAAAGGTCCAACAGATTTAAAAGATTTATTATCTGGATTGAAAACAAAAAAGATTAATTTGAAAGAAGATAATCAAAGTACTGTAAGTATTCAAGAAATTGAAGAGTTGAATTCCAGTTTAGATGGAAAAAGACCAAAGAAAAGTAGAAGAAAAATTAGTGGGAAAAATGTAGTTAATTTGAGTTTATAATATATTAAAAATATATATAGTTAATATATTAATGGTTCTTGGGTTCTTACTATATGAAGCTGTGGATTTTACATGGCATTTTGGTAAAATGGTATATAATGGAAGTAAATATGCGTATAATTGGTATTATGAAGTCCCTACGCCCGATGACATCGAAATAGATAAATTAGTTATTATTGAAAGAAAATTAAATAAATTGGAATCTATATTAGAAAAAGATGATTTCCAGAAATTATTACATAAATTAGTAGATGATGATGGTAATGAAACACTTAAAAATAAATTACCAACAGACCCTAATGTAGATGAAATATAATTTACACCCAATCACCTTCCTTTTTTTCTTCCTCCGCATTCTTCTCTAACTTATCAAATCCCTCTTTTTTTAAAAGAGCTTCTTGTCTACCCTGTCTTTTCCAATTATGTATCGTAGCTTTAGCTTCGGCGGCAGATGATGGTTCGCCAATATCAACTTCTCCGGATTCTTTTTTTCTTTTCTCTTCACGTTTCTTATTTATTTCTATTTCATCAAGATATTCTTGTTTTCCTTTATCTTGATAAAATTTCATTTCACCATATTGGTTTTTAGCAAATTTTTGATTTAATTTATCACCCAAATATATCGAAAAATTTTCCGCATTTTTTGCACTTTCTTCTCTAAAGTCATCAATTAATTCTACTATTCTTTTCTTATGATTTCTACAATCCATAACAGACATAACACCTTCAGCATCAGTAACTTGCTTACCTTTCTCTACTTTAACTAATCTTATATGAACTAAAGCTCTTATTTTATGAACTTCATTAGGCTTATTTTTATGCAAACAAACAGGATTACTCACTTCTACTAATTCTACTTCTGCTATTTGATATTTAATTTTATAATCTTTCGGCGTGTCAATTATTTTATCAGGCGCAATTGGATTTCCTGTTATAGGGTCTTTCTTGACATCTGTATATTTTGCCTCAATTCTATCAATGCGCCAATCTAATTTTTTCACAAACCCTTTTTTCATCTCTCTTTTAACCAACTTTTTTAGATCATTTTTATTATATAAATAATCTGGATCAAATATAGATTTCTTTTTTTTATTTTCAGTAGCTTTCCCACAAAAAAAGAATCTATAACCAGGAATTTTTTCTATATTATCTGGTGATACACCCTTTTCTTTTTTAATTCTTTTTTGCGCTATAACCGGAGGAGCTATAAACTTTAATGTATATGTATCTGGTACTTTTGGCAATTCTTGTATAATACCCTTGTCTAAAGCTTCTAATTTACTTATTAAACCTGTTTTAGAATGAACTCTTGCTTTATATTTATGATTAGGATGACCCTTTTTTAAAAAAATAACCAAGTCACCAACTTTGATTTTATTTTTCTCTTTTTCTGACCAGAAATTTTGACCCATTTCTTTTCCTGTAAATGTAAATTGTTGTGTTCCACTTTTATTGGTAGTATAATCCCAATATAACTCAAATCTTTTATCTTTACCGCAATCTATTAATTTTTCTTTTGTTCTTTTTATTAAAGAAGTGGGTTTTGTTTTATTTTCTATTTTAATAGTTCCCGATACATTCATATTTTTTGGTTCTGTTTGTATAGGTTCTGTTTGCTGTCCAGCATCTGTCATATATTAATTATTACTATTATTTTATAATTAATATAGCGAGATTTTAAAGTCATTCATATTTCTTAATGCTTCTCTCTTTCTCTCTTTACTTCTTGCTTTTTCTAAAACTTCTTTGGCTTTTCTTATTTCTTCTTCTGTTATTTCGCCATCGCCATCTTGATCTAATATTTTTTCAAAATTTCTCCACGCATTTGGTATAATACAATAACTACTTTCTTCATTCAATAAATGTGTTGCTAAAATGTGAAATACAGCTGTAATTATCAATGATATTATAATATCTTTTGTTGCTGTCCACGCTATAGCAAATATCAATAACTGTCTCGCAACATTATTTTGAAAATATTTTTTTTGCGAAGCAGTTAAATCTATACTTATATGTTTTGAAGCAACATTCATCAATATCATTACCACCCCCATAAAAAATTTACTATCACTTAAACCTCTTAGACTTGTCAATACATTATGAACCGTACTTGCTATTAACCCCTTAGGTGCTACCGCGCCTCCTTTCATTGATTTTTCTACTTTATTCTTTACCATAATATATTAATTATAGACATAATTTATTATTTATAATTAATTATTTAAACAGTTGAATTCAATGTTCTTACTTCACTATCTTTTTTGATAGTTCTGTCTAAATCCGTAGTGTTAAGAATACTTATATTGTTGATTTTTAAACGACGATTTTGTCTTAAATTAGCAAAACCTTCCTTTTCATCTTTCTTTTTTTCCAATTTCTTTACTTTTTTATGTAAAGTCTTTATTTCATCTTTCATGCTTTCTATAAATCCTTCTTCTTCATCAAAAGATTCTTTATTCCTCTTTTCCCAATATCCTTCTTTAGCAGGTGTACTTGAACCTATTTGTATACTAAAACCTTCTTTCTCATCATCATCATCATCTTTACTCGCAATTTTTTCTTCTTTTTTTGCTTGAACTTTTTTTTGCTTTGTTTCTTCTTCATCTTTTGCGTCATTGCCTATTTTAATTTCCAATCCTGCCCCTTCTTTAAATCCTTCTTTTCTATGAGCATGTAATCCAAATACAAATATACACGCGGCGAGAACTGCTGCTGTTTTACCGAAAAAATTTAAAATTGCTACTATAAAAACGAGCATAGATAATTTTCCTAAAGTGGTGTTTACTATATCTCCTAACAAATTGCATTCGCCATTATAAAGACAAGTCATTAATACAACTAATAAAATGATATCAATATAATTTTTAACGTTTTTCATTCTATATACATAAATATATATATTTTTCAGTTAATAAAAATAAATTATAATCTATTAATTTTATAAGAATGACATCAACTCTTGGATGGACTGAAATAAAAAATGAAGAAAATGAAGATTTAAAAAATAAATTTGAAAAAAAACGTAAAAATAGAACAATTAAAAGAAGAGAAAAAAAGAGCGAGAAGGTGGAACAATTCCTAAATTCAATGGAAAATATGGAAGTAGAAAGCGATGATGACGATTCCGACCACGAAGGTTTAGCAGAATTTCATCCACCACCCAAACCAGAATTATTAAGTAAAAAAGATAAGGTTAAGGAGAATTTTAAACCACAATCATTAAATGTTGATCATGCTATAACTCCTGAAGGATTTAATACTTTAAAAGATAAATATCAACAAGCATATAATAATTATGTTCCATACTATACAAATTCATCTTCTGGTTCTTCAATGAACTATGCTAATCGTGATGAACTTATGAGAAAACTTAATTATTTGATTCATATGATGGAAGAGAATAAAGATGAAAAAACCGAAAATGTTACAGAAGAACTGGTTTTGTATTTATTTTTAGGCGTTTTTGTTATTTTTGTTGTTGATTCATTCGCAAGAGCTGGAAAATATACACGCTAAACCAAACTTAATACTTGATAACTCATAAGAGGATATGTAGCATAGTTATAAAAATAGTAAGACCCCATTAATATTGTAATTATTTCATATTTTTTCAATATAATATTAAGTATTATATTGTTGTGACCAGAATCAGTCATAATTATTTTCTTTGTACTATTATTTAAATGTTTTATACTGTTTAAAAATCCTAATGCAAATATTTCATTTGTTGTGTCGTCATTATATGACGCAATCATTTCAATACTTTTATCACCATCATATGTTATGTAAGGATCTCTAAAAACATAAAAACCTACCGCTTTTTTATTTACCAACAATAATGTTATAATAAACTCGTTTTTTTCACATAAATACATAATGTGTGACATATCTTGTGCGACAACACAATTAAATTTAAACGCACTTTTCTTCAATAACTCTAATAATAAAGGCCCTGTCTGTTTTGTTAATTTAATTAACTGTATAAACGGAAAGTCATTAAAATTAACATTTTTATCCCAATTTACAATATCAAATACATAGTTTTTATATATTGTTAAAGGAACTATTAACATTGATTTTCCTTCCCTTTTAAACAAAATACTTGTATCTCTTTTATTAGCTTTATCTTTTAGTCTATGATTTGTTGTTACTGTATTAATTATTCTTTGTGCAACTCCTTGATTTCTATGTTTTGGATGAACACATAAAAAATCAGCATAATATATTTCTTGTTTATTACCATTAAAATATATATTTATAGGTATAGTTGTCAAAACACTTATCAATGTTTTTTTATCATAATTTAATGCTATATAACTTGGTCTTTTGTGACTATTAAAACTATTCATTATCTGTTGTGTTGTAGGTGCGTATTTTTCTCCTTTATAAGGCATAAAATGTGATTTCAACAATAATGCGAATAGTTCTTTTTTTTCAGTTGTTATTTTATCGCTTTCTATAAATTCTATCTGTGGATTATAATATTTTGAGATTTCAACATTACTTTTTTCAATTACTCCTGGTGGATTATACCAGTAAAAAATATTATGATAGTGAAACACTGGTTGTTTTGTCCAATAACCATATTTTACTTTATAAGATATGTATGCTATTATGATTAATATAATTATGCTTAATATTATGTAAAATATCATAATATTAATTTAGCGTTTTTTTCTTCTTCTTCTACGCGTCAGCTTCTTTCTTCTATGTGTGCGCTTCTTTCTTCTACGTGTCCTTTTCTTTCGAGTCGATTTTCTTCCACCCTTCTTTTTTGTTTTTTTTATGTTTTTTAATAAGTTTTGAGCTTCTTTATCTTTTTTAATTTCCCTCTTTCCCAATTTCTTTAAACGAAGATTTCCTTCATCCGAATAAATTGGCATTGCTACCATAGGCATTGCTACCATTGCGATTTTTCCTTTTACTTTTTTATAAGGAATTGTGGATAAGAAATGTTTACCTTTTGCGGTGTTGCTTTTTTCTTTAATAGCCGGATCTACATCATAATCAGTAACATAATATTTATTTTCATATTCATCATCTACTTTACTTCGATATTTAGACATAACCTCTACAAAATCACCTTGCTTAAATTTATGTTTGCCGGTTTTTATATGTTTTTTATTATCCCTTTTTTTTAAATATTTTTTAAAATTATCAATGTATTCAGAAGAACCTTTTTTTTCTATTTTTGGACCTATTAAACCTTGTTTAAATGATTTCGCAAATTTATTAGAACTAAATTGAATCGTTCCTTTATAAGCCATATATATTAATTATGTATATAATTATTTATAATTAATATTAATTTGGTTTTTTTAAAAAATATAGGTATTGGTATTCGTATCTGCATTTTACCATATTAGCGTGTCCTTCTAAAATAAATCCTATTTTTTTTGCTTTGGATAATATATTTTTTTGAGATTCCATATAGAAAGTATGTTCATTTTTACGAACGTGTTGTGTTGCGTCATCAACAAATGTTTCTTCAAATTTACCAACATTTCTATTTTTGTACAAAGAAAATTTAGCTTTATAATTAAAATCTTCAAATCTTACTTGCGATTTAGTTAATCTTTCCTTGGCATATTTTTGCGGACTAACAATATATAATGGATTTGATGGTGGTACAATAGGGTCAAATTGATCACGGTTAACCATATGTAATATTAAGTAACCTCCTGGTTTTAACCATTTATAAACATTTTCAAAAAATTTCCTTTTATCTTTAACGTAATAAATAGTGAAATATAAACAAATTGCGTGCGTAAATTTATCAGGACCATATAACATACCATCTTCCATTTTACCAAGTTTAAATTTACATGATGGATATGATTTTCTACAACTTTTAATCATAGATTTAGATTTGTCGAGTCCCTGACTTGATACACCCCTATTTTTATAAAAATTAACATAATGTCCTTTACCGCACCCTAAATCTAATACATTACTCGTTTTATCAATTTTGCAAATATCCTGTATTTGCATAACCTCAAAATCATTTTTCTTTGTATCGTATAATAATTGGTCATAAACAGAACAGTAAAAATCATCATACAATTCATTATTGTTTTTAACTACAAATCGACGTTTTTGTGAAAATCCTTCCATATGTGGTGTATTGTCATTAGCAATTCTTGTAAATATTAGAGCCATTATAACAAAAATTATTATTTTTGTCCATAAAGAAGATTTATTATAGAATGATTTTAATTGTTTAAATCCAGATTTGATGGTTTTTATCATATATTAAATAACAACATTATTAATTAGCGAATAAACTTATATTTTTTTTGATAAAATATAATATGAATGATAATGAAATAAATGATAAAAGAGCCCAAAAAGAGTTTAAAGGGGTGACATTCTCAAATTATAAAAAAAGTGCTGCTAAAAAAGAGTTACTAAAATATTTAAAAGCGGGTAAAATAGAAGATGCCTGTTATTGGTCAATAGAATTCTTATGCGCGGGTCATTATTTAGAATTATGGGAAATATTATTTTTATTTATGAGCAATAATATACATTTAGGTAATCCATTATTACCTACATATTTAAATTTAAGATTCAATGATTTTAAAAATATAGCGAATGGTGGTTATATTGGTAATGAATTGAAAATGAGGAATAATAGTAAAATACGAAGATTATTTGCGGAAATTATATGTGTTATATGCCAATCTAAAAAAAAGAATTCTTATGATTCGCCCAAAATAAGTGAACAGGAATATTCATCAACTCATATGACAAGCAGATTAAAGGCTGAAAGTATTTTATATGCTCATAATATTTTCAGACATAAAGACGACCCAAAAGAATTATTTATAGCTATTAATGAACTTGCTTATCATATAACAAAAAGACAGAGAAACTCAAATGAAGCATATTATTGGGTAGAGTGGATAACAGGATTTGAAAGTCTATGTAAAAAAAATCAAAATTTAAAATTAATGGGAGGTGCAAGAAATTATAATGTAGAAAATAAACACAGAACAGACATCATATGGATTATATGGGACGTTATATTAAACGAATGTAATAAGAGAGGAAATGGAATTGAAAAAATAATAGAAAGTATAAATGATTTGTTTTGTGTAAAATATCAACCGGGTTGTAAAAAAAGAAGAAAATATATGATATATTTTGCGATTTCATTATTAACGGAACCATTTGATAGAAAAATACCTTTGATAAAAAATGAAGAACATATAAAAAAAATTACATCGAAAATAGATATGATATATAAAATAATTAAAAAAAATGAAATTAAACCCGCTACAGATTATTTATTTAATAATAGTTTAAGCTCTGGTAATTTAGAAAAAACATTAGATAAATTAGATAAAATGAGCAAATTAACAAATATGGTACCGAGAAACAAATAGTTTTTTTCTTGCTTTAATGTATAATGCCTGTAAATCCAAGCAATAAAAGACGTAGAGCAGCAAAAGCTACCGCTAATGACAAAATTGTAATTAATGGTGTAACATATGGTGTTGGTGCCAAAGCCGGATTAGCGCCACGTATTGGAAAATCATTACATTCATTTTTGTTATTAAACCAAACTGACCCTAACTGTGGATGTAAAACCTTCAAATAATTTAGGAAATACTCGTCAAATAATATTATTATAATTATAAATATTATAATAATGACAACTCAAGCATTAGACCCAAAACTATTACCAGTATTAAAAACAGCAGCTCCTGACCCAACTATATTTTCTGAACCTACAGTATTTAAAGATGGTTCTGCTTCTAATACAAATAATGCGTTTTTTTACATAAAAATAGCATTAATATTATTATTAATAGTATTATTAGGTTTAAATACTTACTTTTATATGACCGAAGGGGTAACTTTGTTTACTAAAATATTTGGCGATGGCACTGAAGATGATGAAGAAGAAAAAGAAGATCCTATACAACACGCTTTAGAAGAAAAAAAAGAAGAAGACGAATATAAACCGAATAAGACTATTGAAAAGGCTTTAGATGAACCAAGAAAAAAAAATGAACCCACACCTTCACCTGATTTATCTAATGAAGCAGATATACAAATGGCGAAAAAAGCTGGATATTGTTATGTTGGTACTTTAAATAAAAAAAGAAGTTGTATTGAAATTGATGAAGATGATAAATGTATGAGTGGAGATATATTCCCTACAAGAGACCTTTGTGTAAATCCAAATTTAAGGAAATAAATTAATTATAGATAACTATTTATAATTAATTTTATTCTGTTCTTTGATCATTATCCCTGAAAAACCATCTCATAGAAAAGTATGGTGGGAAAATATTCATTGATTTATCCATTTTTAAGTTAGGTCCAGCACGAACAATATCCATAATTTCAGCTGATGAAAGGGATGAATTAAAATATCTTAATGATGAAATCATACCGTCAAATCCACCATTCGCATTCACAAATACATCACCATAATTTTGTTTTACAGGACTTCTTAATCTATGTCTTACAGCAATATTACCATTAATAAATGTATCCAAATTTAAATTTGATACTCTAATAACTACATTGACCCATTTATTTAGTGGTATATTTGGTATTGTTACTTCTTCTAAAATATGATCAAAAGTATTTACTGTGACAATTAAAGAATTATCTTGTTCGGCTATAAATAAACCTGGTGAATTGTTAGGATAAGCTATATCTTCGGTTTTTATTGTTTCTCCTCCTGGCATTGTATGTTCTGCTTTTGTTCCAATAGTTTCAGTACCTTTGTAAAATATGTGTTTTCTTTTACCTTCTCTATAATTTGCTAAATCTTCAATATATATCCAAACAGAATAAGTAAATGTTGTGCCTTCTACCTCATTATCGGAACGCAATAATGGTATGGAATCTCTATCTCTTGGGTCTTGAATCACCCTTGTCATTTTTTTTGCCGATTTCATTCCACTTATTAAATAAGGATTTGGAGAAGGAGCAAATACCCAAGATAATAGTTTACTTCCTAATCTCATCGCAAATACGAACAAGAGAACTGTTAAAATTAAAAAACAAAATTTGGCCACAGCAGTGTTTGACATTAAAAAATCTGTAGCACCACTAACATATTTATTGCTCTTAAATTTATTGAATTGTCCGGTCATTGTTCCCGATGCGGCTCCGGCGGCACTCCCTAAATCCTTAGCAACCCCAAAATTATTTGAAAAACTTGAGTATGACATATATATATATTAATTATGATATTAAATATATTCATTATCATAATTAAATGCTCCAACTATTCATTTCAGTTCCATCGCTAAAGAATGCTAACTTTAATTTATATTTACTTGCGCTTTCACCTAACCAACTATCACTAAAACCTTCTTTGTAAATCTCATACGCTTCTCTTGGATTTACTGCTCTGGCATAATATCTTAATTTAGATGTGTAACCGGAAAATCCACCATCAGGACATAATGTCAATGAACCAAGTTTATCTAACATTGCTACACCATCCAACATACACGTTTTTACCAATTTACCATCGATATAAACATCATTTGTTCTATTATTTACCGCCATCAAAATATGAACCCATTTTTGTAATGGTATATTTTTAATACTACATGTGTCTACATTTCCTTTTGCTCCTGAATTTCCACTTGCGTATGTTGATAATTTTATCATCAAATCATTAGTATTATTCTCTAAATATATTTCGGGTATTGGGTTCTTTTCACCATCGGATGTTGTTCTTCTTAAAATCGTCTTTTTCTGACCATATTTTTCTGACCATGTATTAACATATATCCATACACTAAATGTGTAGTCATTTGACCCTCCTTTGCTTGGTAAGCTTTTCGAATCAATTGGCAATGATACTTTGGCATTATGCATTCCTTGTAAATCCACTACAGTGTGATCTTTAAAAAAGAAGTTATATATCAAATACACTAAAACTGCGATGATTAAATAAAACAGAATTTGTTTCGTTTCCATAATATAATATAGATTTAGATAAATTTATAAGATAGGTGGGTTTTTATTTTTTAATAATTCATAGTTCATTTGTATTCTTTCTTTGTTCAATATGTTATTAAAAAACACAACATTGCATATTCCACCATTTAAACCCTTGTTATCCCCTATTGTTAAATTATCAGCCGATTTATACGGAATTGTTTGAAAAGAACCTATCAATTTCGCATCTATAAATATGTCTAAAACTCCGTTAGCATAATTTATTACTAAATTATTCCATTTTTGCAATTTTATATTATCAAATAAATACTCTTTATATTTATCATTCGTTCCATCTATTTGAACACGTACCCTCAGTTTATTTTTAACAGGATTATAACCAACATCGGGTTTTTCGCTATAATTTATTATCGAGTAATATTTATCCGAATAAAAATTTGGCGCGTTACTATGTAAATAAAACCAACAACTTATCGCATAATTATATCTTATATCACCTACTATTAATCTACCACCCGTTCTCAATTCTTTATATGTAGCTTTAAATAATTTCTTTCCAATATAAACTGGTTTCATTTGTATAATTTTTGAAACCAAAGCTCCCTCGCCCTTTTTAATCATTTCTTCTAATTGTTTCTCTTTTGCTTCTAAATCCGCAATCCTTGCCTGATATCTTGCTATTTTTTGAATTACACCATCCGGGCCTTTTAACTTCTGTTTAATTTCTTCTAATTTTGCTTTTCCTTCATGTTGTTTATATTGTTCGGGATCAATTAGGGCACCTTTTTCTCCTTTCGCTAATACTGGTCCACATTTATAAATCATACAAGATATTATATGATTATCTAAGCTAACCTCATTTTGATCTAATGTTAAATTATCATTCATTATTTTATCAAAAAATGTTCGCGAATTTAATTCTGGATACTTCTTTGCTATCTTTCCCTTTTCTTCTCTTATTTTTTTTTGGATTTCTACTTTTTCTGCCAATGATGTTTTCAGTTCCGCCTCCTGCACAACCTTTTGATCTTCCACAAAAGGTATATAGGTATAAAATTTCTTTTGAAGTATTGGTATCACAAAATAAAGAGCAATAAATACAATTTCTAAAATTAATATATTATATATAGTTTGTGGTGTGTGTTTTAATTCTTGGTATATATAATCAACTACTTCAATTATTATACACGGTATTAAAAATACTAAGTGAAATATAAACTGCACAAATTTATTTTTCATTATTTGTTGTATTACTTTCAAATCCTTTATAGCAAAATATAATATTGTTAATATGACAATTCCTGTCATTACCATCAATAGACTCGATATAACTCCACCCCATTCAGGATTAGTCATCGCAAGATAAAGCATCCCGGATAATAATGCCAAAACACCAATAAAAACTATCAATACTTTCATAAACTTCGCCGACCGTTTTAACGTCCAACTTGCTTGTTCCCTAAATGGTTTATTTGATGGAAATACATTGGCGGGATCCATTTTATCCTTCGTTCCTTTATAATATATAAAAAACCCATGTAACACCAATAAAGTTAATAACCCAAATGCTACATAAGTCCCCCAATCTCCAAACGATTCTTTTTTTGGTAGTGGTATTCCTAACATAGTATCTTTTTTAAATATAAATACATGAAAAACCAGTAATGATACTATTGAAACAAACCCTATTATAAATGTTGTTAAACGGTTTTTTGCTCTCCATGCATCGTTTCCATCTACATTCGTTCCAAATCTTTCAGAAAACCCTATTAATCTATGAAATGGAAATATGTATAGTAATGCTCTCCCTAATCTTCTTAATATAAACAATAAAGGTATTAGTATAAAACTTAAACTGTTCACTACCGTATAACCTGACATTTGTAAATTAAATTTATCTTTTGGTTTAGTATTTATAAATACACCATATAGAAAACCAAATAATACTAAAATTCCTAATATCCAAATAACATATATCAATTCTTCAGTCATTACAGTATATTAATTATGAACATTAATATTTCATAATTAATATTAATTTAAAATAAATTTTTCTCTAATGTTTTTTCTTTATGACAACCAACACATAAAGCATCTAAATTTGTCACATGATTTGAACCACCGTTTTCTAATGAAATTCTATGATCCACTTCAAATGTATAAGATAATTGTTGATTGCATTTTTTACATTTCCAGTTTTGTTGGGATGCTATATATTTCTTTTTTGTTTCACTTACCACTCGCCTCTGGCTTGTTTTTGCACCGGAACTCATCATTCTATTCATTTGCGGTGTTGAATATTGTGGCATCATTGAATTAGCACCATCTCTCGCCGAAGTAAAATCAAATATAGGTGTCAACAAGTCTTTCGCTTCAGTATCAATAGGAACATATTTTATTATGTCTGTCGCTCTACTCATTAAACTTCGTGATTCATTTGGATGTTTTTTCATAAATGACCATAACGATATTCCTACAAATGCGTACATCAACATTTTATAGTATTTTTTCCCTGATAATAGGTATTTTGAATATTGGCCGTCATGATATGTATCATAAATTAAAAATCCTGTTATTAAAAATATCCAGTATTCTATTCTCATATATATTATATCAATAATTTATTACACCGACCGACATTTAAAATGAGATAAAAATCTTAATATAGGAAATCTAAATGTCCGTGATGTAAATGCACTCTCTGAGTCAATCCTACTGACTCTCAAGCCGTCTACCATTTGACGCCTTTTCAGGGATTGGTAGATTTTGAATAAGTGTAAAGTATTTTTTCTTGTCTGTCTTAATTTAATTATTTACGAGTTCTTCTACGTTTTCTTCTTCTACTTTTACGCCTTTTCTTTGTACGTCGTCTCTTACGTTTTCTTGTTTTTCGTTTCCTTCTTTTTCTTTTTCTTGTTCTCTTTCCACCACGTTTCATGGCGTTTTCGTATCTTATTCCTATTTTATCATATTCTTTCTGTAATTCTTCTTTTGTTTTAGGTCTATTGCCATGCACAGCAAACGTGGTTTTCCCTTCATCATTTGTTCCTATTACAACATTTGGCGTTCGTAGTCCTGTTTCTGGTTTTGGTTCTTCTTCTTTTTTGCGTTCCTTTCTTTTTACTTTATTTAATGTATTAGTTTTCACTTGTTTAATAGCAGAAGTTATGGGCCTTACTAATTTTCCAAGTCTGCTCATTCGTTCGCTTGCTTTTGCTTGTAATTGTGGGGTTGCCATATATAAACTATTAAGATTATATTATAACGCGGTGCTTTTTTTTCAGTTCTTATACATCCAATAAATACCAAAAATCATAACAGCGCCTACACCAGCAAATATATATTTTTTCTTTTTTTTAAAAAATTCCTGGCCCACAACTTCTTTCGGTTTGTATTTATCATAATATTCCTCTAAACTTTCATAAAATGTATTCGTTGGTAGTTCAAGTTCTTCATTTATTTTATTTGTTACATAATGAATCCATTTAGAAAAACTCATTTTGTTATCTAAATACGGTTGAACAGGATATAGGTTTAATAATTTACTAAAATTTTTACCCATAGGATGTATCGGGAAGTAAAATGGTAGATTTTGAATAAGTGTAAAGTATTTTTTCTTTGTTACATCATTTGGTTTATTTGGATATGTCATTCCAATAGTTTGTAGTGTAAATTTAAAATGAGGATACCACACCTGAGGATCTAATTTTTGTTTATGTTTATTAGATGCCATTTATATACCAAACAATATAAAAACAATTTAATTTAAACATATAATGAACAGTAAAAATTATCAATTTTGTAATAATTGTGGTAAAATGGGACACGTTTTTCATACTTGTAAAAAACCTATTACAAGTTCAGGAATAATATGCATAAATATAAAACATAAAGAAGTCAAATACCTAACCATATGCCGAAAGGATTCTTTAGGTTATGTTGACTTTATAAGAGGGAAATATCCATTGTATAATAAAAAATATATACAAAACATAATCAATGAAATGACGTTAAAAGAAAAAGAAAAATTAATGACAATGACGTTTAATGAATTATGGTGCGATTTGTGGGGTAATTTTACAAGAATGCAATATGCTCAAGAGGAAAAACAGTCAAGACAAAAATTTCAACAAATAAAAGAAGGAATTTTTATGTTTGAAAAATCTTTTTATAGTTTAAAAAGTTTGATAGAAGAGAGCGATACAGAATGGATAACACCAGAATGGGGATTTCCAAAAGGTAGGAGAAATTATATGGAAACGGATAATGCTTGTGCTATAAGAGAATTTAACGAAGAAACTGGTTATAATGAAAAAGACTATATTTTAATTAACAATGTGATGCCATATGAAGAAATATTCATGGGTTCAAATTATAAATGTTACAAACACAAATACTATTTAGCCATATATCTTAGGGAAAATGAAAATTTGGATAATTATCAGGAAAGCGAAGTAAGTAATATGAAATGGTTGTCGTACAAAGAATGTTTAAAACATATAAGACCTTATAATTTAGAAAAGATAGAAATAATTAAAAACATCGATAAAATAATACATAAATATAGTTTAATCTCATAATATATTAATGATGAGTAATCATAATATATTAAAAGGTGGTGGTAGTGTAGATAAATTTTTGGATGATTATAGAGAAAAATTAAAAGACAATATTTATTTCGAAAAAAAGTATAATGGTGTTATTATAAAATTTAAACTTAAATTAGAAAACTTCGTTCCAAATCCAAGAGATGGAAATATGTATTTTAGTATTCCCTATTTGGACGAAGATATGAAGGAAAAAATATTGAGAAACAATGAGAAATTTATTCATAATCCGGATGATAAAAAATATTTAAGCGATTGGACAGTTGAAGTATTAAATCCGCCGGAGAAAATTGAGAAGAATGGTAAGGTGGTTCTTGAAAGAAAAAAAATTTTAAATGACATCTATGGTTATTTAAAATATGAAAGTAAAAGTGGTAAATTGTTCAATTGTAAAGGGTCAAATCAAGAAAGAGTTTTAAAAGATATAAACACAGAAGAAAAAGATACAAGTGAAGAAGATGATACAAGTGATGAAGAATCGACAAAAACAGAAGTAAAACAAGTTAAAAAAAAAGATAAACCAAAGAAAACACGTAAATCCAAAGAAAAAACAAAAAAAAATGTAACGAAAAAAAAGTATTGTAAATTAAATGAGAATAAAAGATGCGTAAAAACGGAAAAAGAGGAAGATGATGATGAAGAAAATTGTGAAAAGACCGTAAAAGATGATGGTAATGTTATTTGTAAGAAGAAAAAGAGTGTTACTGAAAAACCGAAAAAAAAGAAGAAACCAAAATTGAATTGTCATCAATTATTGGTTCAAATGAAAGATTTTCTTGCGAATGGTAGTGAATATATAGACAAGGATGATGAATACTATAATGAATATTTAAAATGTAAAGAAAATCAGGATACTGAAGAATTAGTTAAGGATAGCGATGATAATGAAATGTATCCGTTATTGGAGGATCCAAATTTTAATAGTAAGATTTATCAAAAAAAAGAATTCAAAGATGGTAATGAATATACTGAAAGAACGCAAGAAGAAATACAAAATATAGAAGAAACTACAAAAAATATATGTAATAATTTTGAATTTGAATTACTACCACACCAGAAATTTATAAAAAATTTTTTATCTTTTCAAACGCCATATAATAGTCTATTAATATACCATGGATTGGGAACTGGAAAAACTTGTTCTTCGATTGGTGTAGCCGAAGAATACAGAACATATGCAAATCAAATGGGAATAGATAAAAAAATTATAGTTGTTGCATCCAAATATGTGCAAGAAAATTATAAAAAACAATTATTCGATGAAACTAAATTGAAAAAGGTTGGAGGACTCTGGAATTTGAAATCATGTACAGGGAATAAATTTATAAAAGAAGTCAATCCAATGAATATGATGAATTTAGATAAGGAACATGTTATAAAACAAGTAAAAAGAATAATAAAAGATAATTATGAATTTATGGCTTATTTGGAATTTGCAAGACAAATTGAAAGAGAAATAACAAAAAGAGGAATAAATAAATACGGTGATGATGCCGATCAAAGAAAAAGAAAAATAGATGCGATAAAAGAAATGTATTCAGATAGATTAATAATTATTGATGAAGTTCATAATATAAGAGATGATCCCGATGATAAATCAGGAGATTTGGCGAAAATGGACGTAAAAAGCACAACAGAAGCATTTCAAACATTAGTTCAACATGCGGATAATTTAAAATTATTATTGTTAACAGGAACACCAATGTATAATGATTATACAGAAATAATATGGTTACTTAATTTGATGAATTTAAATGATAATAGATATTCAATTACCAAGAAAGATATATTTAATAAAGATGGGAGGTTAACTGAAACAGGTAAAGAATTATTGATACAAAAATCAAGAGGATATGTTTCATTTGTCCAAGGAGAAGATCCTTTTTTATTTCCTTTTAGAGTTTATCCCAAAGATTCGTCGATATCATATAAAAACCATTCTTTGGAGTTATTAACAGAAAAAGCATTAGTAACCAGTGAAATATTTTATCCCGAAAAACAATTAAATGATTATATAATACCAACTACTTATGATAGAAATGAAGGCAATGAAGTAGGCAAAAGGGGTATTAAATATTTGGATATTTTTATGACGAAAATTGGAAATAAACAAAAAGAAATTTACGAAGACTATATAAAACATTCTATAGAAAAAGGCGTAATATTGAAAGAACAAGAATCTTTCAACTTTGGTATATTAAGTTCGGCATCACAAATGTTGAATATATGTTTTCCAGTTGAAGGAGATTACAAAAACAAATATGGTAAAAATGGATTAAAAAAAATAATGAAATACAATCAGTCTATGTTAAATGAATTTGAATATAGAGAAGGATATGAAGGATTTTTTCAAGAAGAATCTCTAAGGGATTATAGTGGTAAAATAAGTAAAATAATAAATGAAATTAAAAAATCTCAAGGAATAGTATTGATATATTCACAATATATAGAAGGTGGTTGTATTCCTATAGCTCTTGCATTAGAAGAAGCGGGTTACAATAAATTAGGCGGTTCGTTAATGAAAAATGCAAAATCTTCAGATAAAGGAAAATATATAATGATAACAGGTAAGAAAGAATTGAATAAAGATTTGAAAAGCACGATGAATTTATGCAATAGTCCTGAAAATAAAGATGGAAATATAATAAAGGTTGTGATAATATCATTGGCGGGGTCTGAAGGTTTAGATTTTGCCAATATAAGGCAAGTTCATATATTAGATGCTTGGTACAATTTAAATAGAACAGGACAAATCGAAGGTAGAGCAATTAGAAATCAAAGTCATTGTAATTTGGATTTTAAACAGAGAAATGTATTGATATGCATGCACGGAACATATGGTTTAACGGATAATAAAGAAGCGGTTGATTTATATTTATATAGAACAGCGGAAAAGAAATCGGAATTAAGTGGGAAAGTTTCAAGAATTTTAAAAGAAACCGCCATAGATTGTTTAATAAATGAAAATCAACAAAAATTAACAAAAAATAATTTAAATTTGAAAAGAAATATTACATTAGCAAATGGTGACGAGATAGATTTTAACATAGGTCATAGTAATAAAAGTCAAATATGTGATTTTATGGATTGTAATTATAATTGTAAACCAGAATTCAATAAATTAGAATATAAAGAAAGTCTTTACACATATAATGATAAATATATAGTTTTAACAGTAACAAAAATAATAGAAATCATAAAAAGATTATTCAAAGAAAAATATGTTTTTGAGAAAAAGGATTTGATAAATTCAATAAATGCGAGAAGAAAATATAAAATAGATGAGATATACAATGCGTTATCAATATTAATAAACGATAAAACAGAATATATAGAAGATAATATAGGTAGGAAAGGAAGATTAATAAACATAGGAGAATTATATTTGTTTCAACCGATGGAAGTAGATATGGAAACTTTAACAATGTATCAAAGAAGACATCCACAACCATATAAACCAGAGAGTTTAACTATAAAATTAAATGAATTTGATAAAGAGAATAAAGAAAAGAAAAAAGATTTTATTTCTATTTTTTTACAACAATTAGATTATGTATTTGTAGATAATAAATTCGAAGGTGATTATAATTCATGGAATAATGATCCAAGTCTTCTGGACAAAAATTATTCTTCAAAATATTATTATTACATTTCCTTCATTATTTCTATATTAAATGAATATTTAGGCATACCAAAAGATAAATTGATAAAATATTCTGTAGAAAGACTAATAGATAATTTAAATGATAATTTCAAATCAAAATTATTTTTATTGAATAACTATAAAGATGATAATTTTTATAAAGCAAATAATGAATCGTACAAAGAAAATGTAAAAGAAATGATAGGTGAATATTTTGAACCATATATGTTTATGAATGATAGATATTGTATAATAAGTGATTTCAATAAAGAAGAAGAGAATACAAGAGGACACATATCTGTAGTAAAAATGAGTGATGATGGTAAATATGAAGAAATAGATGAATCATTACACATGTATTATTTAAAAAAATATCTTACAGAGAAACAAAAATATATAGGTATTAACGAAATAGCAAAAGTATTAATTGGATATTCAAGTTATATAGATGAAACCAGGAAAGATGAAATTGTTTTTAGATATAAAATAATGACAACAAAAAGAGCGAATAAAGGAGCGCGTTGTGATAATAATGTGGGTAATAAAAAAATGTTGATAGGTAAAATGGATAGTTTATTGAATATGTTTATTGAAGATTCTCAAGATAAAGATGATATGAAGAAAAAAGTAAAGGAATTGAAAGAGAAAGGTCAATTCAAAGATGATACTGATAAATGGGAAACAAAATATATAAATATAAAACCATCACATATATGCTTTATTATCGAGTATATTTTAAGGTATTTTGATGATACGAATAAAGATGGAAAGAAATGGTTTTTCGATTGTTTGGAATCAATATTATATGGAATACCAGAATTACCAAAAATAAAAAATGTATATCAAAAGGAATCTGTAAAATAAAATTGAATTATTATTTAAAAACATTATATATCTAATATATAATGTCTGCCAATGCATCGAGAAAAAAACAGTATGGAATTTATATGGAAAATATTCTAACAAGAAAAGTTGTTGTTCCTTTTACGTTAATAGGTAAAAATATTGAAGATATACTTAAACAACTGATTTCAAGAAATTTAGAAGGGCGTTGTGCCAGCGAAGGATATATTAAAAAAGGATCTGTAAATATATTAAGCTATTCTGCTGGTGTGGCGAGTGGTCCAAATATTGATTTTGATGTAAGTTTTAAATGTGAATTATGTAAACCGGTAGAAGGAATGAGAATAAGATGTACTGTATGTAATATAACTAAAGCTGGTATTAGGGCTATTTATAATAAAAAACATTGTACAGATAAGGAAGGAGATGGAGCTAAGTCATTTGAATCGCCAATTGTTGTTTTTATAGCAAGAGAACATCATATTAAGGATAAAAGTTATACTGAAATAACAAAAGAAGGAGAAGATATAATAATTAAAGTGATAGGTATAAGATACCAATTAAATGATGAATCTATATCGATATTGGGCGAACTATGTAAAACAAAAAGAGATAAATCTGGTAATAAAATATTGAGCATTTCCGGAAGTTGCAATGTGTCAAGTGATAAATTAGATAAATAAATTTCAATATAAATACATTATGTAATTTTTTATAAATGGAGAACCTCGAGCATATAAATAAATTGAAAGAATTAAAAAAAGTTATAGAAGAAATGGATTCGATCCATCATCCAAAAATTTTAGAAATTCTCAAAAATAATAATATACATGTTAGTAGCAATAGAAATGGTTGCTTTATAAATATGAATAATTTTAACGATGTTATTTTTACCAAATTGAATGATTTTATTAAATATATTAATGTACAAGAGCAAACCTTAGGTGCTGTGGAAAAACAGAAAACAGATTTAAATAAAGCCTTTTTTAATAATAAAAAAAAAGATAATAAAGAAAATGTTGTATTATCTAATAACCAATGTTGAATATAAAAGAAATCCGCACATTTTCGTTGAATAATAATAATATAAATAATATTTTAAAACAAAAATATTATTCAAATAAAAAGAAAATACCAGAAAAGAAAGAAAAGAAAACTATAATAAAAAAAAAGAAAGAAAAAGATTTTTTTACCACAAGTATTAATTGTGATCCTTTAATTTGGTATTATCATATACTTAATAATGGGGAACAATCCTATCATTTTTTGGGAAGTAATGCTTATCAAGAAGAAAGTAAAATAAAAATGGAGCTTGTTTATAAAATACGTGATAAAAAACAAATATTAAAAAACCATAAGATAAAATATAGAAACGTTGAAGATAATTTATGCAATGAACCAAAAATAAATATAAATACTTTTTTAGCACTATTGATAATAAATGAAACAAATTTTTATTATAGCGATGATAAATTTTATTATGAGAAATTAATAAATACCGATTTAGATAACTATTGTTATATAAAGAAAGAAAATGATAAATATTATTTATGGGTAAGTGATAATAAACCTGAAAAAAATGATTTTAAAAAATTAATAAACATAGACAACCCGAATAAACCCTTGAAAACAATAACAAATTATAAAAAAACTGAATTAGAAGAAATTTGTGATAAATTAAAAATAAAGTATCAATATGTCGGACAAAAAAAATTCACGAAAAATAAGTTATACGCATTAATTCAAGAAAATATATTATAAAATTGAATATATTTAAAATAATATAGTATTTTATATATAATGAGTGATCAAGAAATAACACCACAAGAAAAAATACAAAATTTATTGGATGAATATTATGTACATAACCCTTCTGTAGATGAAGAAAAAGAATTAGAATTAAGATATGGATTGGGTGAGAATTCTATTACAAAAAATCAATTTAACAATGTAATGAATAAATTAAAATCAATGGGATTTTTATTGTTAAATACAGAAGGTGATTATATGTTAAGAATAAATCCAATGACAAGAGGAAAGAGCGGATATTTTAACCAGTCGTTTATTCGCGTTGAAATTAATGAATTAAATAATATACAAAAATATTGTAAAACCGATTATTTCGATACGGTTAATTTGCCTGATCACATAGAATTAATACAAAAAAGATTACCAATCCAAGAAAGAATTGCTGACCCAAAACAACCTGGCAAAACAAAAAATGTTTATGTTAAACCAGTTGATTTTATAGATAGTAATTTTAGAGTTAATTTTAAACTTGAAAAAAAATTACAACCGGATAATAAAGCTGTTCTAAGCGTATTAAGAGAATGGCCATCTTCAAAGAAAATTTATAGATATTTAAAACGATATAGATTTAAAATACCCAACATGCCTTTCGAAGTTCATTGTTCTATTGTGAAAACATCCAGACAAAGAAGGAGAGGTAACAGAAGCATATATATTGAAGAAAATAATATTCAAGATTCAAATGTGTTTAATAATCCAGAAAATTATGAAATAGAGTTGGAATTTAATGAAGAAGCATTGAGTGAAATGGTGGGTGCAAAATTTGCTTATGAAAGTAGTCCAAAACAAGCGTTTAAAAAATATGTAATGAGTGTCGTAAAAAAATATAGTAAAATAATTTTATCAGGATTACAATTCACTAATTATCCTATAAAGTATGATGAACAGACTATGGTTTTGAAGGAATATATAAAATTAACATATATAAATAAGGTTATAACCGATGCTAAGTCGGGTAAGAGAAGATCTGTTATATCATTGGAACAATTATTAAAAGAGCCATCAAATTACAAAAGGAAAAATAGAAAAAATTTTATTGGTCCTTCGACAATAAGTCTTGAAATGAAACATGTTGTTCCTACGGAGAATAAAAATAACCCAAATATAAATAATTTGTATACTGTTACGGATAAAGCTGATGGAGAAAGACATTTATTATATGTGAATGATATTGGAAAGATGTATCTTCTTGATATTAATTTAAATGTGAAATTTACAGGATGTGTTATAAAGAATGAAACAGTATTTAATACTGTATTTGATGGTGAACTTGTGATGTTTGATAAAAAGGGAAGTTTTATAAATAACTTTCTAATATTCGATTTATATGTTGCCAGAAAAAAGGATTATAGGCAATATCCATTTATGAGCACGGACGTTATTAGTCATAAAATGAATTATACAAGTCCAGATATTGATAAAAATAAATTTAGATTTATAGAAATGAGAAAATTGGTCCAAATAATTCAAGAGGAAGCTACAAATATTGTTTATGGAAAACCCATACCTATGATTATTAAAGCCAAACATTTTGAAAACAATTTACAAGAATCAATATTCACAAAATGTGGCATTGTATTGGATAAAGCAGCCACAATGGAATATGAAACGGATGGTCTAATTTTCACACCCATCGATAAAAGCGTTGGTTCAGATACTATAACATTGAATCATTCCTCACAAAAAACATGGGATTATTCTTTCAAATGGAAGCCCCCGATTCATAATACCGTTGATTTCTTAGTAAGAACAAAAAAAACTGGTTCTAAAGATTATATTGGTAATATTTTTGAGAAAGGTAGTGACGCAGTTTCTGGTAAAAATATAAAACAATATAAAACATTAGAGTTAAGAGTAGGTTATTCGCAACAACGTCACGGTTTCCTGAATCCTATGGATACTTTAATTAGAGATAACATCAAAAAAGTTGGAAGTTATAGAGAATTGACAGATTATAAGCCTGTATTGTTTTATCCCATAAATCCTACACCAGATTATCCTATCAATAGTTGTAATATATTATTAACTAAAGAAGGTAATAAAAAATATATGAAAATAGAAGACGGTAGTGAAGTTTTCGAAAGCGACATGATTGTTGAATTTCGATTTGATTTCACTAAAGACAAAAATTGGCAATGGGTTCCTATAAAAGTAAGACATGATAAAACAGCCGCTTATAAAAAGGGCAACAGGAATTTTGGAAATGATTATCTTGTTGCAAACAGTGTTTGGAAATCTATAAATAATCCCATCACCGAAAAAATGATTCGTAGTGGTAATAAAATACCCGATTATATCGACGACGATACGGTATATTACAGCAATACTAAGAAATCTACTACCACCAAACCATTAAGAGATTTTCACAATAGATATGTTAAATTTAAATTGATAACTCATATTTCAAAACAAAATGATAATTTATTAGATATGACAGTTGGTAAAGCCGGCGATTTACCAAAATGGATTCAAGCAAGATTAAATTCTGTTGTTGGTATTGATTATTCTGTTGATAATATCGAAAATCAATTGGATGGTGCCTGTACAAGATATTTGAAAGAAAAACAGAAAAAAAATTATATTCCAAAATGTATGTTTCTTTCTGGTGATTCTGGTAAAAATATAAAAAACGGATCAGCCTTTGGTGTTAAAGAAAGAAATAAACTTATCATGCAGGCTTTATATGGAGAAGGTAATAAAGACCCGCAAGAAATTGGTAAAGGTGTAGCCGCTTTATATGGTATTGCCGAAAAAGGATTTAATGTTATTAGTAATCAATTCTCTACTCATTACTTCTTTAAAGATAAAAATACATTATTAGAATTCGCAAGAAACTTAAGTGAAAATTGTAAAGTTGGTGGTTTCGTAATCGGAACTTGTTATGATGGTCGTAAAATATTTGATTTGCTTAAAGATAAAAATCCTAATGAAACTATTGTGAAAAAAAATAGTACTGGTGAAATTATATGGAAAATGACAAAGAGATTTGATGGCAATCATATAAAACCCGACGAGTCCAGTTTGGGTTTAGAAATTGATATTTATCAGGAATCTATTAATAAAACACACACAGAATATATCGTTCTATTTGATTATTTTACAAAAATATTAGATTTATATGGATTTGTTCCATGCCCACCTGAAGACCTTGGACGATTTGGATTAGATACTCCCATAGGTTCATTCTCACAACTATTTGAATTAATGAATAATGATATTATAGAAGGTAAATTTAATAAAAAAAATATAGGTAGAGCCACCGAAATGACAGATGGTGAGAAATTTGTTAGCTTCTTAAATAATTATTATATTTATAAAAAACAAAAACATGTTAATATTCAAACTGTTGAAAATAGTTTAAATCACGTTGCTGACCCAATTACACAAAAAGAAATTGATTTGCAAAAATCTATATTGGATGAATCCATTCCAACACACAGAGAATATGTTGTAAAATATAAAAGAAAGATTATATTAGGAGAAACAAATCAATAAAATATATTATTTCATAGTTATTTAAAGTAATGATAATATAATAAATTAAATATGTTATATTATCTATTGAATCAAATAAAACAAGATGTAAATCCCAATAATATTAAAGTAAAATTTTCATTGAAAAACAATCCTATTGAATTATTTATTAGCAAATCTTTGGCAAAATACTTGAATGAAGCCAAACAAAAAATATCAGAATATAATGGTAATTGGGATAATGTTAAAAAATATACTAATCCTTTTGAATTTATTCATACTAATATACCTAATTCATCTTATTCTATTAGTAAATATAAGCCTATTTCAAGGGCTTTTTTTAAAATTATTGAAATTTATAATACTTTCGATTTATTAAATTATAAAGAACCAATAAAAACTTATCATCTTGCTGAAGGTCCCGGAGGTTTTATAGAAGCAACCTCTTATATTAGAAACAATAAATCAGATATATATTATGGCATGACACTTATAGAAAAAAATACTAATGTACCCGGATGGAAAAAAAGTGAATATTTTCTTAAAAAAAATCCTAATGTAATTATTGAAAATGGGGTAACTGGTAATGGCGATTTATATCATCCTGATAATTTTAAAAATTGTTTTCAAAGATTCCATCAATCATTCAATATAATTACTGGTGATGGTGGATTTGATTTTTCTAATGATTTTAATAACCAAGAAGACCAGGCGTTTCGTTTGATATTTACACAAGTTATGTACGCAATAGCAATGCAAAAATATGGTGGAACTTTCATATTAAAAATATATGATTGTTTTTTATTATCTACAAATCAAATTTTATATCTCTTATCCAGTTATTATAACAATATTTATATATCAAAACCCAATACTTCAAGACATGCTAACTCAGAAAAATACATCATATGCACTGACTTCAAAAAAAGTGACACTACTCTTATATCTGAAAAATTCTTCCGTGTTTTAAGCGTTCTTAATACTATTGATTACAATAAATATTCTATTTCTAAAATTATTGATATTCCTGTTAATTTATTTTTTAAAAATCATATTGAAGAAATTAATTCTATTTTTGGACAACAACAAATTGAAAATATTATTACTACCACAAAAATTGTATCTTTTAGAGAAAAAAAACACGATAAATTAAATCAAAATAAAATTATTAATATACAAAAATGTATTAATTGGTGTATTCAAAACAATATACCCTATAATAAATATTCACAACCGTCCAATATTTTTCTTTCTTAATACATTCATACAAAAAATTTAATTATCTTCATTAATATTATATGCCTATTATTGAAGATAAAATAAAGCCTGAAGATATGAAAAGACAATGGCATGCTCAACAAGAAGATATTTTAAAAGAGTGGAGCGAACAAGCCGGTTGTTACAGATGGATGCACGAAAGAGCATACCAGGTTTATAAAAAGCAAAATATGCGATTCAGTATTCCTGTAATCGTTATTAGCACAATCACAGGGACAGCTAATTTTGCTCAATCTGGATTCCCTGAAAGTATAAAAGGATGGGCCCCCATGATCATTGGAACCTTAAATTTAGCAGCAGGTCTTATAACTACAATTGCTCAATTTTTAAGAGTTTCTGAGCTACTTGAAGGACATAGAGCAGCAAGTATAGCTTATTCTAAATTAAGTAGAAATATAGCGGTTGAATTATCCCTTCCTTCTGATGAAAGATCAATGCCCGGTATTGATTATATTAAACAATGTAGGAGCGATATCGATAGATTAATTGAACAATCACCCCCAATTCCTCCTGAAATTTTAAGCACATTTGATAAAAATATTCTACAAGACCCATCAGGAAATGAAGTATTATTTTCTGTCCCCCCTATATTAAAATTAGAACCAGTCAACGTATTTAGAACCGAAATTGATGAAGAACAGAGAATTAAAAAAGCTATGGAAATGAAAGAAATAGCCAGAAAACAAAAGGAAAGACTCATTAAAGAAGAAAATGATAAAATAGAAGCTGCTATTAAAGCACACGAAAAACGAAGACAAAGTATTCGTGGTGAAGTTGAACTTGAAACTATCGCGAGAAAATTACAAGAAGAAAAAAAACAAAAACAAGATAAACAAATCTACAAAGAAAACTTATCCCTTGGTGATTTAACAAAAAGAATCGGCAAATTTAAAGATATTTTGACACAAGACCTTTCTGATTCTGAAGAAGAAAAACCGCCTTCTCCTCCAAACATAGAAATTGTTATACAAGATATTAGTAATAACGAAACTGACGTTAGTAATAATGTAGTTAATTAAATTTTTCATGTGTCAAACATATATTTGAATCACCATTTTTATTGGGCATCAATTCTCCCTTTATCCTTCTAGTAATCATAGGAAAAGGTATATTCACTTTTATATGATTACCATTATCTATAAAATCTTTGAAATGTTCGTATAACTTTTTTATAGGTTCATATCTAATAGTTAATTCAAATTTACTCAATTCTTTTATTATATTTCTTACATCACTACGTCTTTCTTCTTTTGTTTTATATTCTATCTTTTTCACCATTTATTATTATAATTATATTATTTTTAATATTTATTATCTATAATTATAATATATGCCAAAAACACGTCGTAAAAGCACTCGTAAAAAAAGTCGTAAAAGAAAACAGCTTAGATGTCCAAAAAAATGTTGCGGTGTCCTCGTTATGAAATGTGGATGTCCAAAAAGTTGTCCTCACTGTAACTGTCATGAAATTCGACGACTAAGAAAACTGTTAAAAAAATGTAGAACTAAAAAAAGACGATAATTATGACCAATATGTATTGCGGTATCTTGTTTGTTCTAATCGTCTGAATCTTTCTCTTGCACGATTTAATCTATTTCTGTAATATTGAGTTCTCTCTTCAAAAGTCGCATAAGCAAACAAATCATCACTTACCCTTCTCCTTGTCGAATCGCTTCTAAAATTTACTACCGGTTCATCTTCTATAACCTCTTTCCTACATATAGGACAATTCGATTTTTTTTCCAACCATTTATCTATACATTGTTTATGAAAGTTATGCTTACAACCCAATTCTTTTTTATTCAATGTTATATCCGTTAAACATATACTACATAACGGATTCTCTTTTTTTATATTCAATAGTGATTCCTCATCGTATGTTCTTACTATTGTATTTTTTGTTACTTTCCCACTTAAAAAACTTGCAAACACTCTATTTTCTTTTACACAAGGCGAATCACATTTTGGTATTCCTTCTTCATCTACACTCGCTCTTCTCGCCAATCTCGCTTGTCCTACTGACATCATTTTTACAAGATCTCGTGCTTTAAATTTAAATTCTCCATATTTCCCTTTTTGTATTAAATCACCTGTATATTCATTTCCATTTATATTTTTAATATTAAAATAATAATTTCCTGTCGGAACTATATTTCCGTCTAAATCAAAAAAAGTGGTTGTAGCACTTATTGTTGTATTTATATTTTCTGTCATATTATTTACTTATATTATATTTTTCTAATAATTTTTTCTGTGTTAAGTAACTTACCGTCGTATTTAATACTTTCTTCATAAAATTCACATTTTTCACTAATGATTCTTGGACTCTTTCATCATTCACATTGTATCTTCTAAAACGCTTTTTACTTATGCAATTATCGACTTCTTTTCTCATTACTGGATTAAAGTCCTTAAAACACCAGTATACATATGCGTTTATTCCATTATGTTCCAGTAAATCTGTTGCCATTTCATAGTCAGTATTCATCATTAGCCACATTGTGAATGGAAATATGTAACAAAATCCGTAGTTATCCGCTTCCTGCAAACACGCTCCTAAATACAAGCTCTTTTTAGTAAATGATATCTGTTTATCTGCTGGAAGGTTTTTGTTTATATAACTAAAAAGTTTCTTTAAGAAGATAACGTCAATAGCTTCTCTGTACTCTTTTCCATTTTGGTCGTTTGGCATCCACTTACCGTGCGAGTTCATGTAATATGCTTTTCTTTTATGAATAATCAACACACCTTCATGGACTGAATCTTTCTCATTGTAATTGTCCATAGACACAAATGTGTAGTACGTTTTTTTAGGCGAATTCAAATAATTCTCGATGAATTCATCGATATCGTATTCATATGGTGTCCAAATTCCCTTATCTTTTTCAAAAACACCCCAATCCATATATTCTATGAAATGTTTCATACGAGTTCCACCTGCCCAAAAAGCTTTACGCATATCGATATCCAGATTCGATACACATACTTCTTTTCTCGTCATCGCGTTTATAAGTTGATGAATAGTATTTCCCTGTAATTCAGTGGTATCAAATCCATATTCATCACTTTTTCTTTGTAGATATTTAAATCTGTTTGATTTAGATATGTATGATTTAAAAGATTTCATGATTATATTTTTCTTTCAAGTTACTTTAATATTTTATAACTTTTTGATTCAATTTAAAATTATATGTACCTTGTATATATATGGAAACAACTCTACAGCAAAAAAAACAAAACAAAATAACCCGTGAAATGAAAAGAAGGAAAAATACGATGATGAATTTAATGAAAGGAAATCCTGAATTAACAGCGAAAAGTGAAAAAATAATTAAAGAAAAGAAGAAACAACAGGATTTAATAATAAAAGGAAAAAGAATAAAACAATATAGATTTAATTTGACACCGGAACAAGCTGCGCGAAATGCGATGTTTAGAAAAGTAAGAGAAGCACAAAAGGAGAAGACAAGAGAACGTGCAACTGCTATACCTGGTCCACCAATTCCAAGAACACCACAACCATATTTTTTTCTTCCAGCAAAAAAAGGTAGAACAAGAAAAAGACAATTTCCCCAAAAAATAATAGAAGGAGGAGGAAGGAGAACGCGTAGAAAACGACGTAATAGAAAAAGAAAAACTAAAAAGAAAAGAAGAAAAAGACGTACAAAGAAAAAGCGTAGAAAACGTCGCCGTAAAACCAGAAGATAATTACACCGACCGATATTAAAATGAGATAAAATATCTCAAAAAAATTAGGAAATTTTAAATATCAGTGGTAGTCGTATTAGTAGAATTATATGTGGAAGACGTATTAGGAACAAATGTGGTTGTTGAAGCTTGAGATGCCAAGACATTAACACCACCTCTTTGAACAGAATTTGTTTGAAATCCTTGTATTTCGGGAATGATACTACCCTTAGAATAAGATTTAACAGTTACTTTATAAGTAGCCTTATCTACTGTTCTAATTGTTGTAACAGTAGGAGTGGTTTCAATATATATAATACTTGTATCTGTTACAAATTCAGTATATTTTGTCTTATCGTTATTTGTAGTTGTGTTCGTAGTAGGTATTGGACCAAAATTAGCATATCGATTTTTAGCATTTGGATTTGTATTAAACTCTAATGGTCTCCATTTGAAATTAATGTCAAAATTATATAAATTATTTTGATACCAGTTCGATTGTAATCCAAAAGAAGGTGGAGGAACAGTAAGTGGTTCATATTTCGGAAATATATATGTTAATGATGGTGGATCGCTATCGACACTACCTTGATAATCGGGTCTACAAGTAAGTTTCTTATTTTCACGACTTGTAAAAGGCTTACAAGGAGGAGGTTTTGCTATATCCACCTTAAATCTTGGTTTATTTGAATCATAACAATTTTTATTTATATTGTTACATTTCGCACCATAATTCGATACAATTCTTGCCGTTACAGCATTGTATTTTAATCTGTTTATTCTGGATCTATGAGATACAGCACCATTAGATGAATGATTTCTATTATGTTTTTTATAGATAGCGCATCCCTGATACATTGTTTTATTATTATTATTATCAGGAAAGCTTACCATATATTTATCTGTCGTTCCATCAATAGGTTTTGATGATTGAAAATTAGATGGTAAATTTTGCTTATATAATTTATTTTTTTTATGTAATAAATGGTTATGTGAAAATACAAATTTATTAGAAATTCTACCACCAGGGTTTTGTGCCGTAGTTATATAAGGATTATAACAACATTGTTGCGAATGATTATCTTTTAATATTTTTGTATTTTCACCACATACCTCTCCGGGTTTGGGACATGGTAATGATTTTCTATTTTGATTTAATGGCATTCTAAATGGAGTATTACAATCCGATTTCCTGACAATATTTTTGCCATCTAAAATTTCTTGTTTTGTTACTAAACTAAAATTTGTAGTTGGATATCTTTGTCTATTAAATATATTTAATGTAATAGGCATTTGATGTATATTACTAACATTAATTATTATACTAATTTATTAATTATTGATAAATTGAATTGTAATTTCCAAGAGCTTTTCTTCTTGCTGAGTGTTGAGGGCAATTTTTAGCTTCTGATAAAGCTATTTTATTTTGATCTTTTCTTCTTCCTGATGCGTTAGGATATATTCCACCACATTTGTTAGTTCCATTACATTTAACAGAACCTACAATAGTGTTATATCGTAATCTATCTATTCTTGAACTACTGTCAACGGCACCTTGTTTATAAAATTTTTTA